TTGGATGTTGCGGCATATATTGAAGGCGTTGATCTAGATCGCATGTATTTCATCACCACTCAAGATGCTGGCGTGATGGATTCTGCTGATACATCTAACATTGCTGTCGATTTAGAAGCACTCGCTTACAAGCGCACTTTCCTGCTGTATTCCGGCAGTAACGCTTATGCTGCTGTGAGTGCGTGTGCGCGTGAGTTCGCTGTAAATTTCAATGCGAATAGATCAACAATAACGCTGATGTACAAAACAATGCCTGGCGTTGTTGCTGAGGTGATTACTGAATCGCAAGCGCTGACGCTAAAGGCTCGCAAGTGTTCTGTATTTGTTGAGTATGTAAACGATACTGCCATCATTCAGTATGCGGCGATGGCGAGCGGACATTTCATTGATGAGATTCACGGCTTGGCTTGGCTGAAAGATGCGGTGCAAAACGCGGTTTACAATTTGCTGTACCAAAGCAAAACAAAAATCCCGCAAACTGACGCTGGGCAGAATCAGATTGTCGGTGTGATTTCCGGCGTTATGCGTGAAGCATTAAACAATGGTTTGATTGCAGAAGGTCAGTGGAACGCGGATGGTTTTGGTCAACTTGAGCGCGGTCAAATGCTGAACAACGGCTTCTACATTTTCACGCAACCGATGGCTTTACAAGATCAAAGCATTCGTGAGCAGCGTATCGCACCTCCGATTCAAGTTGCTATCAAATTGGCTGGCGCAATTCAAGAATGCGATGTGATCATCGATGTTAACCGCTAATTATTTGGAGTAAAAATATGAGTACTTATTCTTTTCTGGATGTAAACGCTGCAATTAGCGGCGTTGGTGGTAGCGTCATTCTTGGCAACGGTTCAGGCGCGGCCGAGGAAGGCATAACGATCGCGATGGTTGATGATAAATCAGCAATGACTATCGGAGCAGATGGTCAGGGTATGCACTCACTGAGCGGATCACGCGCTGCCACAGTGACTTGCCGATTTCTGAAAACTTCGCCGGTTAATGCGCTGTTGATGGCGATGTATAACCTGCAAACTGCAAGCAGTGTGACGCACGGTAGAAATACTATTGTGGTTACTGATTTTGGTCGCGGCGATACGATCACAATGACTGGCGTTGCTTTCAAAAAAGCACCCGATATTAACTACGCGAAAGATGGCGGCACTCACGAGTGGGTATTTGACGCGATAAATGTTGTGCATGTTTTGGGTATTGGCGTTCCAGAGGTGTAATGCGTGGACTTTGATCTGAACGGCAAAGAGTATCGGGCTGGCGTTATTGATGCGAGAAAACAATTTCATATTGTTCGCAGACTTGCGCCGATTTTTGGCAACATGGCGGCGGGTGGTGATACCGCTGTCATGTTAGCTAATGCAATCGGTTCGCTATCGGATGATGACGCAGATTATGTTTTGTTCGGATTGCTTGCTGTTGTGAAGCGAAAAGAGGAAAACGGCTTGGGCTGGTCGCCGGTGTCGAATAAAACGCAGATGATGTATGCCGAGATTACGATGGCTGAAATGTTGCAGTTGGCGTTCAAAAGTTTTGAAGCGAACATGCAGGATTTTTTTTCCGTCAGCCGCTCGGTTTTGAGCCAAGCGAACCCGACACAAAACGCGGAGTAGTTTGGGTTAGTTTGCCGAGCGGTGAGGATTGGTTGTGGCGACCAGTTGCAGAGGGGATGTGTAAATACGAGTCGGTGATCGATGGCACTTTAACGCTGGCGGATATTGCAACGATGAATGACATTTTATCGGTTAAGTGGGAAAACGAAAAACGATTTCATGAGGCGAACAAGTGAGCGCAACGGTATTAAAAGAGTTTCTCGTTAAGCTAGGATTTGAAACCGACAAAGGCGGAATGTCTAAGTTTTCGTCAGGGATTGCGGATGCTGGAAAGATTGCCGCGACGATGGGAGCTGCTGCATTGGCTGCCGCTGGCGCTGTGACGGCTTTTGTAACGAGTGTTGCAGACTCTATTGATAACTTAGCAGATGTATCTGGTCGCACGGGAGAGGCGGCTAGTGAGCTTGATAAGCTGGGCTATATTGCAACGCTAACGGATTCCAGCATTGAGGCATCCAATGCCAGCGTAGAAAACTTGTCAAAAAATATCGGTGATGCAGCGATGGGTATGGGTCGCGCCCAAAAGGTTTTTGAGGAATTGGGAGTATCGGTTAAAAAAGAAAACGGCCAGATAAAAACCGCTGCTGAAATGATGGTGGAATTAAAAGATAAAATGCAAGGAATGGGGAAAGGTCAGCAACTAGCCATCATGGACAGGCTGGGCATTGATAGAACCATGATCGGCATGATGACGCAGGATGTGTCTGGTTTGGCTGCTGAGTATGACGCGATGCAGAAGGCGGCAGGGTTCAGCATGGAGGAAGCTGCAAGTTCTGCTAGTGATTACATGGACGCAATGAATAAATTGAAGCTGTTGTTTGCAAAATTGATGCAAGCTGTGGCTGTGCCATTTTTCAAAGGAATGACAAGGGGCATGGAAACGATGCAGAAAATGTTGATAGACAACATGCCGCGCATTGTTGCTGTGATTACGCCGGTGATAAAAGTTATTTTAATTTTAGCTGATGTTTTTTTAGCGGCTGCACAGGGGATTGTGAGCGCAATAAGTTTTGTTATTTCGCCATTGATGGAATTAAACAGAATGCTAGGCGGTGTACCGGCTTATATTTTGGGTGCCGCTGTGGCGTGGAAAGTTTTATCTGCGGCTTTTACTGCATCACCGATTGGTGTTGTTGTTGCTGGCATCTTGGCGCTGATTGCGGCTATCGTTCTACTGAAAGAAGATTTTGATGTGTGGAAAGCAGGTGGCGAATCGTTGATAGATTGGGAGCTGTGGGTTCCTGCAATCGAGGCGGCGCAAGGTGTGCTAGAAGGGTTCCGTGGATTCTTGACGGATTGGTTTTCTGCGCTTGGCGCGATGTTCCAAGCGTTGTTTGCGCTGCTGTCTGGCGATTTCGTGGGCGCTTGGGAAGGCGTTAAAAGTATGCTTGGCAGTGTTATAGATATGTTTTCTGGTGTGATAAACATTGCCTCAAAAGTTGGTGGCGTTATCGGCTCGGTTGCTGGTGGTATTGCTGCTATTGTCGGCGGTAAATCTGCATTAACTCCTTCGCCCGCTGCTGGTGCTAGTGGTCAAACGAATCAAAATGTAAACCAGCAAACTGTTATCAATGTAAACGGTGCAGGTGATCCAAAAGCCGTAGGTAATGCTGTGGCAGGTCAGCAGTCAGGCGTTAATAATCAGATGCAGCGTAACTTGCAGGGTGCTGTTCGGTGAGCTGGATAAATAGCAATGCCGAGTTTTTGCCGCGCAGGAATGTAGGCGGGTGGGTTGCGAGCGTCACGATTTCTGAAAGTGCGTCAGATGATTTGGAGATAACCCAACATCCAGTGCAGGACGGCGCAGCGATTACCGACCACGCATACAAAAAGCCAGTGATGTTGTCTATTGAAGTTCAGTATTCCGACAACCTAACCGGCGTTCCTATTGATGAACAATACCGAAGGCTGTTGACGCTACAAAATACACGCGAGCCGATTGATGTCGTGACTGGTAAGCGCATTTATCGAAACATGCTTATTAAAGCCATTTCAGAAACGACCGACAAAACTACAGATAAAGTTTTGAGCATTAAAATGGATTTGCAGGAGATTATTTTAGTCGCTGTTTCTACTGTAAAAATACCGGCATCGTCACAAAAAAAAGCAGCGCAGAAAGAGCCGAAAAGAACGGGGCAGACTGAGAACGGCGGGGTGAGAAAAGGAGAGCCAACTAACACGGCAGCACCTGCAAAACCACAATCAAGACTAGCGGGGTTTGTGCGTGGCTGATGTAATCACAAAAATACCGATGACGGCAATCCCGCAACGCTTTAGAGTGGATATGGCTGGCGTTGAATATGAAATAGTCTCACGCTGGAATGGTGCGGTATCGTCGTGGGTTTTGGACTTGTACGATGCGAATCGCGAGCCGATGATCATGTGCATTCCGATGGTGTGCGGGATAGATTTGCTCTCACAGTATGGGTATCTGAACATCGGCGCGGAGTTGTGGGTGTTGACTGACGGTGACGACACCGCTCCACCTACGATAGATAATCTGGGTTCGGAATCCAATTTATTTTTGGTGGTGCGCGGTGAGTGATTTACAGTACAAACGCACCTGCAATCTGATAGTATCTGATGCTGCTGGCAGTGGATTGGATTTGTCGAATCTGACTATAAACTTTGCGATTAAAAAAACAGACGGACAATCTCCAAACACTGCCAGCATAAAGGTCTATAACCTTTCAGATGAAACCGCAAAACAAATACAAAAAGAGTTTACGCGTGTGGTATTGCAGGCGGGTTACGAATCAAACCACGGCATTGTATTTGACGGCAATGTTAAAGCTGTAACGCTTGGTCGTGAGAATGTTGTGGATAGTTATATTGATATTCAAGCTGCGGATGGTGACGAGGGTTACAATTTCTCTGTAGTGAACGCGACATTATCGGCAGGCGCAACGCAGCGAGACCAAATAAAGGAAACAGCGAAAGCAATGAAGCAGTTTGGCGTTTCTGAGGGTCATGTTGATAGTGCCACTGATACGCCGCCATTGCCTCGCGGAAAAGTGATGTATGGCAATGCAAGAAAATATAACCGGCAATCTGCGCAATCGACGGGATGCAGTTGGTCAATTCAAAATGGCAGGGTGCAGGTTGTTGCACTGAAAGGCGTACTACCTAATACAGCCGTGCAGTTGAATAGCCGCTCTGGTTTGGTTGGAACTCCTGAGCAAACCAGCGACGGAATAAAGTTTCGCTGTTTGATAAATCCAGCAATAGTTGTCGGTGGTGCAATTCAGATAAATGAGCGAGACATTCAAGCGGCAAAGTTAGATGATAATGCCAGCGGGCAGCCTGACAGCGCAGAAAAAAAAGAACCCGTCGAGATTACTGCTGATGGTTTTTATCGCGTTGTTAGCTTGGATATAGCAGGTAATTCACGCGGTAATGATTGGTATATTGATGGGGTATGTGTGCCGCTTGGCGATACCCCAGATGGCAAAAAGGTTACAGGCAATGGCTGATAGACGTGAGAAATACGACGACCCAGAGGAAGCGTTACGCTCGGCGATGGAGGACGCGCAGGCGAATATGTGGACGGCGTTACCTGCAACGGTGACGGCTGTAGATTTGGTCGCGCAAACCATTTCAGCGCAGCCGAATGTAAAAGGGTCGCAATCAAAACCCGATGGCAATAGCGAAAGTATATCCATGCCGATGTTAGTTGATGTGCCGATCTGCTGGCCGCGTGCCGGTGGCTTTGCGGTGACGCTACCGATCAAAGCCGGTGATGAGGTGTTAATTGTTTTTGCGTCTAGAGCAATAGATGGATGGTGGCAGAGTGGTGGCGAGCAAGAACCCGTCGAATCGCGAATGCACGATTTGTCTGATGGGTTTGCTATTTTTGCACCGACAAGCCAAGCAAAAAAATTAACAAATGTGCAGGATGATGGCATAGAGATACGGCTAGAAGATAGGTCTGCATTTTGGAAGATGGACGAAAACGGTGATATATATTGCACGTTTGGCACGATGTATCTAACTGGCGACATTGTGCAGGTTGGCAATCAAACTATAACCGGCGACACGGCGCAGACTGGAAAAATTGTAGCGACTGACGATGTAAAAGCTGCCACTATTTCGCTGAAAAATCACGGGCATTTTGCTTTGGATAATGTAACGCCGCTTGCAGGGAAGCCAAAACCATGAGATACAGGAAATTAGACAGCGCCGGTGATATGTTGTTCGGTCATCAGTTGCAAGATTTTTTTATTGAAGATTCGCTTGCGGTTGCACAGGCTGTAAAAACAAGGCTGTCATTGTGGCTTGGTGAGTGGTATTTGGATTTGGAAGATGGTACTCCGTGGCAAAACGGCATCCTCGGAAAGGGTACTGATGTGACTGCCGATGCGTTATTGCGTAGAAGGATTTTAGAGACAGAAGGTGTTGTTGAAATAGTTGACGGCACTTATTTTTCCACGCTTGACAGAGATACTAGAACGCTATCGGTTGCGTGTACAATCGAAACAATTTATGGCACTGCACAGGTGAGCGCGTGAACATCACAGATTTAATTTATATCGATCAAGACGGGTTCCACTTTCCCGATTTCCCGACGCTGTTTCAGCGGTATCAGGATGCGTACCGAGTGATTTACGGTGCAGATATTTACATTGATGCCGACTCGCAAGATGGCGCATTCTTGGCATTGTTCGCGCAATCCGTTTATGATTTGTGCAATGTTTTTTCCGGCGTTTATACCAGCTTTTCTCCGGCGCTTGGCATCGGTGACGCATTAACGCGCAATGTGGCAATCAACGGAATCACTAGACGCGCAGCCACGCACTCTACCGCTGATGTGAATGTAGTCGGCACGGTTGGCACGACGATTGCAGCTGGAAAAATCAGGGACGCTCTGGGCAACTTGTGGAGCATCCCGACTAATACAGTGATTCCGGTCGGCGGAACTATTACTGTTACTGCCACCTGTGACACAGAGGGCGCGATAACTGCCGCTGCTGGCGCATTGAATCAGATTGGTACACCCCAGAGGGGGTGGGTTTCGGTCACGAATCCACTGGCTGCCGTGGCGGGCGTGAACGCTGAGACAGATGCAGAGCTAAGATTAAGACAACAGCTATCAACAATGATCACCGCATACGATACGGTTGGCGCAATCGAGTCAGGCATTGCTGATGTGGACGGCGTGACTGAGCAAAGGGTGTATGAGAACGATACCGGATCCACCAATTCTGATGGGCTGGTTGCTCACACGATTGCAGCGGTTGTGTTGGGCGGTGACACACAAGACATTATCGACGCGATTGGAGATAACAAACCGCCAGGCTGCGGCACTCAAGGAACGACTACAGGCAGTTACACCGACTCGCGCGGCGTTGTTAAGACGATCAATTTTTATCGACCTGCCGGCGTAGGCATAAAAGCGACTGTTGCTATTACGGCTCTGGCGGGTTATGTCAGCGACTACGAGACAGAGTTAAAGCAGTCTATTGCGGATGCGATAAATGCGCTGGCGATTGGTGAGGATGTTTTAATCACGCGATTATTTGCACCCGCAACCTTGAACGGTTTGGACGGCGGGAAAACCTATAACCTAACTGATTTAAAAATTGCGAAACTTGCTGACGCGCCCGCTTTCGCTGATGTCACCATTGCTTATACAGAAATGGCAACATGCTCTGTGTCTGACATTACGGTTACAGTGACATGATTGGTTATAGCGTAGAAAATTATTTGAATTTAATTCCGGCGCAGCACAGGAATCAGCCTAGATATTCTGCGACTGTGAGCGAATCTATAACGCCTGCCGTTACAATGCAGGATATTGGTGTTTCTACACTACAAACGATCAATATCGAAACTTCTAGGGGTGTTCAGCTTGATTGGATTGGGTTGTGGGTTGGCGTTTCCAGACGGGTTCCCCTGCCGATTTCCGATGTGTATTTTTCGTGGCAGGTTTCTATCCCGACCGGTTGGGATGCTGGTATCTGGCGCGGCGAACACAGTGCGGGAACCGCTTTACATGATTTGCCTGATGACTATTACCGTCGGATCATCAAAGCGAAAATACAGGCGAACATTAGGCGTAGAACTACCGACGATATTTATGCGATTTTTGATGCGGCTTTTCCGTCAAAAGTCATTACTATCACGGATAACTTAGACATGAGCATGGTGTTGAATTACACTATTTCAGATTTTGATGCTTTCGGGATTGCGCTCATAGAGAACGATTTGATTCCTGTGAAAATTGCGGGCGTAGGCATCACATACAATGGGGTTTGATTATGGCAACGAATGAGATTTTACAGTTTGGCGCAAGCGCTACTGGTGGGGATATTCTCGACCAAGCAGCATACACGGCTGACGCTGAAAGAACAGGCGGGCATCAAGTCGGAATTGCGCGAAACGAGCTAGAAAATAAAGTGCTTCTGCAAGTGTCAACGATTTCTGCTGCGCTTGCCCAGTATGTTGCAGACTCTCAGACAAACAACATTGCCGATAGCGTTGCTGTTGCTACGCTTGCAGATTATATAGAGCAAGCCGTGAGAAATACTGCAATCATGTACGCGGTTGCAGGCGGTACAAGTGATGCAATTACCGCTACTTTTTTTCCTGCTACCGATCAGTTGACAGACGGCAGGTTGATGATTGTGCGTTGCAACACGGCGAACACTACCACTACCCCGACATTTAACCCCGATGGCTTAGGTGCAAAGCCGATTGTGAAAGGTTCAAATAATCCGCTGGAAATTGGTGATATTTCCGGCTTGGGTTTTCATTTAATTTTGTCCTACGATTCTGCATTAGATAAGTTTGTGCTAAACAATCCGGCGCGTGGTGTAAGCTCAACCACTTCGCCTAGACAGATTTTTTCCGTTGTAGATTCAAAGCCCAACGGCGTGGATGGTGGCACTTTTACTGCTGGAAGTTGGCAGACTCGCACACTTAATACAATACTGACTAACACAATTTCCGGCGCTTCATTAAGCGCAAATCGGATAACATTGCCAGCAGGCACTTATATTGTTACCGCACAAGCACCAGCGCTTAATGTTAATCGGCATCAAGCCGTGTTGTTTGGTGTGAGCGGCGATACAGGCAACCTGATTGTTGGAACAAGTGCAAACACAAACAACACGGACACAGGAACGCAGCAGCCTGTAACCACACTTAGCGTCATAACTCAACAATTAACGCTGTCAACAACAACTGTTCTTGAGTTGCGTCATCGATGTGACGAGACTCAGACAGGCTTTGGACTGGGTGCTTCATCTGACACAGGCGCGGGTGAGATTTATTCGACCGTATTTATTGAGCGCGTTTTATTGCCGACTGTTTATCCGTGGTTATTGCCATCCGGCACACCAACAAACACCGCTGTGGCAACTAACGATCCGCTAACGGATGCTATTTGGAAGTTGCAAGGACAAACACTTGCGCTGC